GTGAATAAGGCCATCACGGCCGATACGGTTGCCGATGCCCTCAAGCAGCCGTACATCACCGAGGAGGGTGCTCTGAACCTTACGGCGGTTTGGGCTTGCGTGCGGATCCTCTCCGAGACGGTCGGGACGCTCCCGATACACCTCTACCGGCGCACGGCGAAAGGCCGTGAACGGCAGTACGACCATCCCTGCCATCGGCTTGTTCAAATCCCGAATTCCTACTCCACACGCTTCGATCTGATGCACCACCTGATGGTCTCCTGTGCTTTATGGGGAAATGGTTATGTCCGAATCTATAGAGACAAACTTTACCGTCCCACCCGGTTGCAACTGCTCCATCCGGCCCGCATCGAACCGATCCTTACGGACAACGACGAACTTTTCTATCGGTTGGACAGCGGCGAACTGCTCCCGAACGAAGACGTCATCCATCTGCGCGGTCTTTCGACAAACGGTTACAAAGGCAAGAGTCCGATTGCCGTCCACAGGGACAACCTCGAACTCTCCGTCTCGGCGCAGATTTACGGCAAACGCTTCTTCGATCAGGGCGGCAATATGTCGGGCGTGTTCAAATACCCTTCGACACTCAAGCCCGAAGCGTACCAGCGGCTCAAGAAAGACCTCATGGCGCAGTCGGTCGGCCTGCACAATGCGCATGTTCCGCTGCTGTTGGAGGGCGGTATGACCTACGAACGGATATCCATTCCGCCCGAAGATGCGCAGTTCATCGCCACGCGCAAGTTCCAGAAAACGGAGATCGCCACGATCTACGGAGTCCCGCCGCATATGATCGCCGACTTGGAGCGGGCCACGAACAACAACATCGAGCATCAAGGAATGGAGTTCGTGCAGTATTGCCTGATGCCGTACCTCGTGCGCATCGAGGAGGAGTTCAACCGCAAGCTGCTCCGCGACGACGAGTTCGGAGAGTTCTATTTCCTCTTCGGGCTGAACGGACTTCTGCGTGGAGATGCCAAGACCCGCTCGGAATACTATAAGAACATGAATATCGTCGGCGCGATGTCGGCCAATGAAATCCGTTCGTTGGAGGATATGAACTCCTACGATGGCGGCGACGAATACTTCGTGCAGATGAATATGCAACCTGTAAAGACAGCGATAAATGGAAAAACGAATAGCGAATAACGAGATCGAAGTACGGTGCATCGCCTCCGAACTCCGGATCGAGCAGCGGGACGATACGACAGTGAGCCGGACGATCACGGGCTATGCGGCGAAGTTCGAGTGTTGGAGCGATCCGATCATGGGGTGGTTCAAAGAGAAGATCGCGCGGGGAGCGTTCGACGAGTGCGACCTTCAGGATGTGATCATGTGCTTCAACCACCGCGACGACGCGATCCTCGCCCGCACGACGAGCGGCTCGCTTCAGTTGGAGGTAGACGACATTGGGCTGCGGTTCTCGTTCGAAACCCCGAATACGTCGCTCGGCAACGATATGTTGGAATTAGTGCGGCGGGGCGATGTCTCGAAATGCTCGTTCCGCTTCGGCGTCGCACAAGACGAGTGGCGATATGCCGACGAGCAGAACGGCCTTGCGACGGACGAGCGGACGATACTCAAGTTCTCCCGTGTGGTGGATGTCGCACTGGTGGTGTTCCCTGCCTATCCGGATACCGAGGCTTCGGTGCGACACCTCGAAGAGCGCAAAGCGGAGTATCTCAAGGAGCATACGCCGCAGCCGGAGCCACCGGAACCAGACGATCGCGCTCTTGCTGGAAGCCGCTCGCGGGAGCGGTTGGTAGAGTGTATGCAATTAAAACTTCGGAGATAAAAAAACCTCCTTGAAAAGGAGGTTTTTTTATTTTGAAGAAACTCTATTGATGTAGTCTTTAATTCGTTCGGCTTGTGTAGTGCTTATTTTAGCGAATGAAATTTTTTGACGTAGTAAGTCTACACCATAGGTTTCAAAAATCTACCTATGGACATATTCAAAAACATGGAAGGCAGAGAAACAACTCCGTCTAAGTCCAGAACGATTTTGTTCTCACTTTTGATCTTTTCAGCAAGCATATCAAACAAAATTTCTCCGGCCTCCGGATAGGTTTTGTTTGTCATGATTGCTTGTAAATTAATCGAGCACATGATTTTACCTCCTTCAATTATAGTGCGAAGTTATTAATAATTTCCAAAAAAAACAACACCGCACCAAATTCGTGCGGTGTTGTTGTATACATAAAGGCAACATCTATGTATTCGGTGTAAAATAGTATATAATTACCTATTTTTCAACAAAATAGCTAAAATAATCACATCGGGTTTCTATTTTAAGAGAATTTATCAGAACTGCGACTATGTACCCCCCCCCTGCATTGAAAACATCGTTGCTCTTCATAGAAGAAATGTCGGGAGATATTTCGTTGAGATGCAATAATTGATTTTATGAATTTTTCTCTGGGAAAATTTGGTTCATAACGAAGAAAAAACTATATTTGAATAACGAATAATGCTGTTTTCTATTCGTTAGGCTGTTTGTCGATTCGAAAGTCCCATTTCAATCTTAATGACAGATAAACAGTCAAGGCCAGAATGCGCGGTCTTGACCGGTTTGTCATAACCATTGGGACGGTTCGAATCGACCGGTCGAGTCCCGCGCATATTTTTTGACATAACGAATCAAAAGATATGCCAATATGAAACGACCCGAATGTAAATGCGAAAGGCTGATTTACAATTTAAAAGCAGGCCCTAAATTACAATTTTTATTCGAAAATTTCGTGATCGGTGAGGTTTATTTGTTTCACCGGACGGATTCGGATTGCCATCCGGGTTCTTCGTTGTGGGGTGTTTTCGATAAATGTATCGGAACAGGTATCTATCTCGAATCGAGCAGTTTCGATTTGTATCATTTCGAACTGTGGCATCCGCTTCCTCCAGATTTCCGATATTGCCGTTTATCTACGCGCGGAGAGTTACGCGATTATGTCGTTGCTTTGGTCGCATCTGAAACGAAGACGGTTTTTCAAAGATTACAACACGGTGCATTATGAGCGGTTATTATCTTTATCGGGCTGCCGTCGCCCGTTATATCGACAGGTTGTTCTATGAGGAGGGGAATCGACAACGTTGCCATAGTCGTTGTCATAAGTTGCTGATCCGTCAGCTTTGCGGAATCGGGGATAATACATATTGGAATTATCGGCATCTTCCGGAACCGACGGTCGCTGAATATGCCCTACGAACCGATATTAAAATGTTGTTGAGATTGCAAGTGTTGTTGGTTAAAGTTCTGCCACCGGTTGCCGTGCAACAAGTTCTTGCGGAATTATGTTTGCTCGTTGCAGATGTTATCCGAACAACCAAAAAAGAAAATACGCCGCTTTCGGCGTCGATTATCATCATGCGGATTCAATCCCGGGTGATTATGAAGCAGCCCCTGTCAGGGGAAGAGTGACGCAACTCGCTGTGGAAGAGAAGGGCCGAAATCGGCCCTTCTCTGTTTTAGAACTGTGACAAAGTTTCCCTGCTAAGGGTTCATGACGGATTATGTTTGCTCCCAGACAAATTAAACAAATGTTATGAGCAAACTCAAATCACTAAAAGAGACGCGTGCCGGGATTTTCATGAAGATCGACGAGCTGCGTACGTCTGCCGACGGCCGTGAGATGACCGCCGAGGAGCAGCAGCGATGGGATACGTTGCTCTCGGACTACGATAAGGCGGACAAGTCCGTCGAGGCCGAGGAGCGCTTTATGGAGATCGAACGCCGTCAGGCCGAGCAGAGCGGGGAACAGGAACGTTCTTCTGATGAGCAATGTTCTGCGCTCACTGCACGGACAGAGCAGGAATACCGTGCGGCTTTCGCCGAGTATCTGCTGCGCGGCGCCACGGGTATCACTTCTGAACATCGGGCAATATTCGAAAAACGCGCCGGAATTTCAGGTTTGAATGGCGGGGTAATTGTCCCGAAGACTTTATCCGACAGTATTGAAGTGGCCTTGAAATCTTACGGTGGCATGTTCGAGGCGTCGAGTATCATCATGACCGATAAGGGCGGTGATCTGATGATGCCTACGGTCAACGATAGCGCTTCGAAGGCGACTGTAGTTGCCGAGTATGCACAGTCGACCAAGAAAGCTCCTTCGTTCGGTGCCGAAACCCTGAAAGCATACACTTACCGGACGCCTATCGTTCCTGTATCCCAAGAACTTTTGCAGGACAGCGATTTCGCTTTGGAGCCGCTCATCAGCCAGTTGTTGTCGGAGAGTTTCGGTCGCGGTATGAACGAAGATCTCACCATCGGTAGCGGCACGAATAAACCCAAAGGGATATTGAATTGGGCGACGGCTTCGGATGCCGAGCCGGTTGCTACCGCCATCAAACTGGACGACCTCATCGATCTTGTGCGTTCCGTGGATTCTGCATACGCCCGTCGTGGCCGCTTTATGTTGAATCGCAATACGTTGTTTTCGTTGATGAAAATCAAGGACGCCAATGGGCGTTATATCTGGCAGGATTCGGCCTCTGCCAATATACAGCCGACCCTGTTCGGTAAAAGCTATATTGTGAACGAAGATATGCCCGATATCGGCGCAGGTAACGCTTCGGTTCTGTTCGGGGACTTCTCGAAGTTCAAGATCCGTATGGTCAGGTCGTTCCGCGTGATCCGCCTGAACGAACTTTTGGCCGAATACCTCTCCATCGGACTCTTCGGCTTCGCCCGTGTGGACGGCATCCTCCTCGACGCCGGCACGCATCCGGTTAAGAAACTGGTTCATAAGGCTTCGTAGTCAAAGAATTGTATTTTTTATTGCAATTAATTGAACTTTTCGGGAACCAAACGGGAATTGCCGTTGTATATTTGCACCACGGCAACTCCCCGATTCCCGACATCCGCAAGGGAATCATGAGAATTCTTGAGATACGGGAGTCGCCGATCACGCAGGAGCTTGCCAAGCAACACCTTCGAGTAGGCAGCGGCACCCACGACGATACGATCATAGCAGCAAAACTCGACATGGCAATTGCCGTGGCCGAGGACATGACAGGTCGGATCCTCCGGGAGAAGATGGTGACATTCGACACGCTTATCCCCACCGATGCTCCTCTCGTCCGCCTGCCCGTGCCCACAACGCAAATCGAGCGGCTCTGCGTATCTCAATTTTTAATTCCCGAAAAGGATTATACGCTTTTAGAGGACGATTACACTCCGATGTTAGTTGCCGAGCCGCAGTATGCCGGCCAGCGGATTTCCGTAGTGGCTATCGTCGGTTACAATAAAGACAACATCCCGCCGGCGATCAAGGCTGCGATCCTGCTGATTCTGGGTACGCTCTACGACAACGAATCGGACAACCTGGTCGGGCGTTCCGTATCGGAACTATCGCTCACAGCAGAAAAACTTTTGCTTCCTTGGCGTGTAACCCCTTATGGCGATGTTTGACACCCGAATTGAAATCCTCGGTTACATCGAAGAGCGCGATGATTACAACGAACTCACCGAGTCGCTGGTGCGCATAGCTGTTTGCTATGCCCAGCGTACCGAGAACGGAGGCCGGGAGAACCTCTACGCCGGGCGCATCGTGCATGAGAACGAAGTCGTCTACACAATTCGCTATCAGGACGGCCTGCATGCGGGACAGCTTATCCGAGATGAAGGGCGACTGCGCAAAATAATCTCGGTTCACGAAGAGGGACGCCGTTGGCGGCTGCACCTGAAATGCACCGAGAGCGATGCCGAGGATACTTCGGAGCAGAACATCACCGCCATTCAAAACTTCAACTGCCGATGCTGACCGTCAAAGTCGAAGGCTACGCCGAAGCCAAACGCATTTTGGACGAGCTGCCGAACACGATGCAGAAGAGGATGCTCCTTGCGGCCCTCCGGGGCTCGGCCAAGCCGATGCTCCAGTCGGCTCGGAGCAAGGTTCCCGTCCGAACGGGCAGGCTCAAAAAGAAACTGCGCATCGTGCGCTTCAAGGATCGCAACGCTCCTAAATCGGAGGTCGATGTGGCCGTGAAGCCTGTTTTCGAACGCACGAAGAAAAAAGGTGCGATCAACGAATACTACGGCAAATTCATCCACGAGGGTACGGCGGATCCGCGTATTTCGAAGAAGGGCAAATTGCTGGTTTTCGAAAACGAGCGTGGTGAGAAGGTCTTTACCCGCAGTGTCAAAGGCATCCGTGCGACGCCTTTTCTGGAGCGAGCCTACACCGAGAATTCGGAGCGCACGGTGGCGTTGTTCGGCGATGAGTTGGCTGCGGCGGTCGAGAAGTTCGTAGCGAAAAATTTTAAACCTGTGGCCAAATGACAGACTTCAAAAAGGAACTGATCTCCCTCTTGGAGCAGAAAATTCCCGAATTGGCCGATAAGATCCAAGCCGGCGCGGTCGATGCCCGGACGCCTGCGCCTTTCGCTGCCTTCTCCACGCCGGAGGAAACACCCGTAAGGACGATGCACGGCATCGCAGGCTATGTCACGATGTTCGAGATCACGGTCTACGACAAGAAGGTCGCCGACCTCGAACGGCTCCGTCACCGCACCATCGCGGCCCTCGAAGGGCAGGTGCTGGCGGATCGCCGCTGCTCGTTCAAATCCGCCTCGTCGGATTACTATCCCGACTACGACATACACGGAGCTTCACTCATATTCCGCATTGTTTAACATTTATCACGCAGTAAAATGGCAGAAACATTCGCAAACAAACGAGTCATCCAAGGCGAGGACATCATCCTTCTGGTCGACGCTAAAACCACGCTTCACGCTACGACGCATACGCTCAAGGTCGATCTCGAACTGAAAGAACTCCGCACGAAGGATACCAATGGCAAGGAGAAAGCTCCGGGCGATATCACATGGTCGGTCGACGGCGACGGTCTTGTCGTCGTCGTCGAAAGCATTCAGGATGCGCACACTCCGGAAGATGTGCTGGGTATCGTTCTGGCAAAGAAACTCGTCGATGTGGTAATTAAATCCCCGCTCACGGGACTTACGAAGATGTATACCGGCAAGGCATACATCACCTCCTTCTCCCTGGGCACGCCGGCGGGCGACAACGCGACTTACAGTTATTCGATCACCGGCAGCGGTAACCTTGCCGCTGCGGAACCTCAGAAGTAACGGCCATGAAAGAAATCATCATTGCAGGCAACCCATGCCCGATCCACTTCGGCTTGCGGGCTATAAATGAGTTTACAAAGCAACAGAGCGGCGAGTTCGAGAAAACAGTCGGCACTACCGAAGCCTTGGCATCGCTCGACTCCATCGTCGGACTCACCGTAACAGGGCTCAACGAGGGTGCGCGGCGCATCGCTTCCGACCGACGCTATACCGAGGACGAGGTGTGGGACATCTTCGACGAGGAACCGGGGCTGATCCTCACCGTTTCGGAAATCTTCATGGAGGCCATCGCACCGCTTACCGATAAGTTGGGCGATCTGGCAAAAGGAGCTTCCGTCCCAAACGGGAAACGCCCGGCGAAGGGGAGCCGCAAGCGGTAACCTATGAGCGGTGGTTCGCCATCGCCGTCGGGCAGTTGAGACTCTCCCCGGAAACATTCGAGGGGATGACGCCTGCAGCATTCATATACGCATGGCTTGGGTGGGCCGCACTCGAACAATCCCGAACGCGCCAAGCATGGGAACGCGAACGATGGGCGGTGTGGGTTGCGACCTGCATCCAGTTGGATAAAAAAGACCGCCTGCCGATGACCGAGATGTTTCCGCTGCCGTGGGAAATTTCCGCACAAGCTCAACCGGAACTTTCGATGGAAGAACGCATCGAACGAATAAAAGAAATGAAGCAATGCATAAAACCTCCACTTTGATCGCTGTAATTACGCTGACCTGCGCCTGCTCGCCGCTGCGCAAAACACAAACCGTCGAACACCTGCAAACCGAAACGACGGACACCACGCTCACGTCGCTTATCCGCCGGGAGATAGAGCACAGCTTCGGTTCGCTGCGGCAGACCGTCTTAGAGTTCTATCCGATGGACATGCCTGATCCGCAGGACGACAACCTCCCCGACACACTCAAGGCAATCCTGCCGCCGCAGAAGATTCCGGCACGACAGCCCGTCAAACGCATCACCTATACCGAAGTCTCGGCCCATACCGACCGTTCATCGGCCACGGACAGCATCTCTCGTAGCCGCATCAACACTGCCGCTCGCAGCGATACGCAGGTCGTAACCGAAGAGAAACCGTCGAGTGCCGCCGCATGGCTGCGCTGGGCCACGGTGCTGGCAACCATTCTTCTCCTGATTCTCCTACTGATCAAACTCCGTTAATACCCCCCCCCAATGAAAACTCCTATCTCCTATTATGGCGGCAAGCAAATGCTTTTGAAACACATCTTACCGCTTATCCCCGAACATACGCTCTACACGGAAGCCTTCTGCGGCGGTTGTGCCGTGCTCTTCGCCAAACAGCCCGTGCAGTGCGAGGTCATCAACGACACGAACACCGAACTGGTCAACTTTTACCGCATTGCTAAAACGCAGTATCCGGCGCTCAAGGAGCTGATCGACGCAACGCTCCATAGCCGCGAGATGCATGCCCATGCCAGACACATCTACGAGCACCCGTCGTTCTTCACCCCCGTCGAGCGTGCATGGGCCGTGTGGGTCTGCACGAAGTTGGGCTTCGCGTCGATGATCGACGGGACGTTCGGCTACGACCGCAGCGGCACGACGACGCAGAAACTCCGCAATGCGAAGGAAGCCTTCACGGAGGAACTATGCCAGCGCCTCGACCGCGTTACGGTCGAGTGCGAGGACGGCATCAATCTCATCAAACGCTACGACTGCGAGGGTGCGTTCCATTTCGTCGACCCTCCCTATGTCGGCAGCGACTGCGGGCACTACAACGGTACGTTCGACGAGGCTGATTTTTCGAGATTGCTCGATACGCTCGCTGCGGTCAAGGGCAAGTTCATGCTCACGATGTTTCCGCACCCGGCCATCGAGAAGGCCGTCGCCGAGCATGGCTGGAAAATACACCGTCTCGACCGCACGATCACCGCATCGAAAGTTTCCCGCCGCCGACAGGAGGAGTGGATTACCACAAACTATTGATGTAATGGGCGGAGTAGAACTGACTCACGGTTCGTTATTCTCCGGTATCGGGGGATTCGATCTTGCCGCCGAGTGGATCGGGATGACCAATCTATTCAACTGCGATTCTGACCCGTTCTGCCGTCAGGTCTTAAAACATCATTTTCCCAATGCGACACAATACGAAGATATCCGAACAACAGACTTCTCTGTTTGGAGAGGACGCGTCGATGTGCTCTCCGGAGGCTTTCCCTGTCAGCCTTTCAGCTTGGCAGGAAAACGAAAAGGAACCGCTGACGACCGCTACCTCTGGCCGGAGATGTTGCGAGCAATTCGGGAGATTGCACCCCGCTGGGTCGTGGGCGAGAATGTTCTCGGAATCGTTAATTGGTCGCAGGGACTGGTCTTCGAACAGGTGTGTGCTGATTTGGAAGCTCAAGGGTACGAGGTGCAACCGTACATACTTCCAGCTTGCGGCGTCGGTGCGCCGCACCAGAGATACCGTACATGGTTCGTCGCCCATGCTCCTGAAGACTCCGGCGGCAATCGACGCCTACGCCGACCGCCTGAACAAGAAGGAGCAGCGCTTCGGAAATTCGGGGTCGCTGGCGCAGGAGACTGTTTCGGGATTCATCTATCGTCGAGGGCTGCTGCCGACCGTGCAGACGCAAGGATTGAAGATCTGCGAGAACGGGAAGTCGTCTCCTGTGCCGTTGAGTCTGCTGCCGACGCCGACGACAATGGACAGCCTGCCGCCGAAATCGGACAAGGCTTGGGCGCGCGAGATGACCGTATCGCGTCCGGGCAGGACAAAACCGGGCAACTTGCGCGACATCCCGCTCCGAGCACCGAATATGCTCCCGACGCCGAAAGCGAACGACTTCCGCAGCGGGATGCAGAACCGCGTAGGGACAACTCATACGCAGCAACTCAACGACACGGTGGCATACCAAGCTGGGAAAACTTCCCGACTCAACCCCCTGTTCGTGGAGGAGATGATGGGCTTTCCGACCTGTTGGATCCTGATGCCGTTTTTGCGGGGTTGTCGGAGAAACAACGCCAACGCCGAAACTGCGAGGTTCGTTGGCGAACCGAATCGATAAAGTGCTACGGCAATGCCATCGTGCCGCAAGTAGCCTACAGAATCTTGCGAACAATCTATCTCTATGAATACCGCCTGCGCGGAATCAGACCTTAATTTATGGAACTGAATGTTATATATAACACGGACGCCCTGTCGGGGCTGAAACTACTGTCCGACGAATCGGTGGACTGCATCGTCACCTCGCCTCCGTACTGGCAGATGCGCGATTACGGCATCGGCTCGATCGTGTGGCCGGACGGCTGGTCGGGACAGTTGGGGCTGGAGCCTACGCGCGAGGAGTTCATCGCGCACCTGTGTATGATCTTCGACGAGTGCCGCCGCGTGCTGAAATCCTCCGGTACGCTGTGGGTGAACTTGGGCGATTCGTACAGCAAACCCTACAAGTACAACCGCCGGCAAGATCCGAAGTGGAGCGAAAGTTCGAAGAATAACGATTGCCTCATAGACATCGAGGTCGATACGGCGCGTCACCGCATCCCATCTAAATCACTTTGCAACATCCCGAACAAATTTGCCGATGAAATGATCCTGCGGGGCTGGGTGCTGCGCAATGAAATCATTTGGTATAAGCCGGCTTGTATCCCTTCGTCCGTCCGCGATCGCTTTACGGTGGACTTCGAAAAGGTATTCTTTTTCACCAAGTCGCAGCGATACTACTTCGAGCAGCAGTTCGAACCGTATGCCGAATCGACTTTCGGACGCTATCGCCGCGCTCGAACACTCAATGGAAAGAGCGCGAATTATCGGAAGTTGAATGGTATCGGGATGCAACGGACGACCGATCCCCGCGGCCGCAATATGCGATGCGTATGGCGCGTGCCGTATGAGCCGAGCAAAGAGGCCCATTTTGCCATGTATCCTTCACGGCTTGTCGAGACACCCGTCAAGGCCGGATGCCCCGATGGAGGAGTCGTCCTCGATCCTTTCATGGGTAGCGGAACGACGGCTGTCGTCGCGTGTCGGCTGGACCGAAAATACATCGGTTTCGAACCCAATTCAGAATACATTGCAATATGCAATAAACGCCTGAAATAAAGCGACTTATTCTCGTAAAACAGTCGGAAATTAACTTGCGTGTTCCGAAAGATGATGCCATCTTTGTCATGTAATAAACAGCTAAATAAGAGGGCGTTATGAAAAAGACAGTCATTGTAAACGGCGAGCGCAGAAAGATAGAATTCGAGTATCGGGTAACCGATAAATTAATCAGCCGCGAAAAGAGCAAACGATGGGATAAGAAGTGGGGCTGGCTCGAAGTCGACACCTGTTACCATGAAGCGGTAGCCATCATCGACGGCGTGGAGTATCCGAGCATCCGGCGCTGGCATACGGAAGGAGGACGGTATTCGGAAGAATATTTCTACAACGGACATTTTTACAACTCGCATAAGAAGATGATCGAGCGAATCCTTGAATTGTCGAACGGCGGGAGGGCAACCTCCCCGCACAAATAACGAAGCGATATGGAAGCGAAATTTGAAAAAGGCCAGCGGGCACGGGTAACGAAGAAGAACGGCAAGGTCGTGGAGGGTACGATTCGGGATTGGGGTTACAACCCCTGTACTTTCGAACGGGAGTACAGCCTCGATTACATGAAAAAAGGCAAACGATGGATGATGATCTGCATTCCCGAAGCAAATATCGAAGCCCTCGAATAAAGGAATCTTTAGCGGTATAGCGGGCTTCTTCGGAAGCCTGCTTCATCGCTTTGAAATAGCTGTAAATAGTTGATAATAAAGTAAATAAATCCTCGAATTTACTTGCGTGTTCCGAATTGACATGCCATCTTTGTTATACGATAAGCAACTGAATAACAACGTATTAAATTACAAAATTATGACACGCAAAGAAAATTTACTGAAAGAGGTTTACCTTTTGAAAAACCGGACCGCCGAAATGGAAGGCAAACAAACGATCGATATCGATGCATACTCTCAAGGGTGGCGTTTTCGGGACGAGGCTGCAAAGTCGAAGGTCTACGAACTCGAATCGCGCATCGAGTCGTCGAAAAAGAGCCTTGCCGAAATCATCGAACAAAAACGCGTCGCCGAAGCACGCGATGCCTATTTCGCTACGCCGGAAGGTGCGGCACATAAGGCTCGGCTGGAAGGGGCGATTGAAACGAAGAGTACCGCGTGGAAACAGACCGAGCAGCAGCTTATCTCCGATATCGAAAACCGCCTGCACCATACGCTCGGAGCACATTGGGGCGTATGCGGATTTACGAACTATTCCGATTGCTGCACGCTCTGTATCGGAATTATCGACGCGGAGAAATCGACGGAAGATCATCGCGTGTTCATTTTCGGACAGACGACCGATATCCGTTACAGCGCGAGAAGCTGGTGCGAAGAGCGGGAACGCTTCGAGATCAACATCGGAACCTGCGGCAGTTGTTCCCTGATAGGTGGCGAGAGCGAAGGCGAGTATTCCCGCTTCTACATCGGTATCGGCTTTCTTTTCGCCGACAAGAAGTTAATACAGTGGCTGCACGATACGATGCGCGATGGCTCCCGCAGCTTGAACACCCTTGTCGAAGAGATGGACGCCTTGCGAGAGCAGTTGAAAAACCCGACGGCGGGAGAAAGGGTATAGCCCTTTCTTTCCGCCTGCGATTCCGACCCGCAAGGCCGGCTACGCTCGTTTTGTATATCGTTGTAAATGATTGAAAATAAAGCGAATAAATCTACGGAAAGACTTGCGTGTTCCGAACTATGATGCCATCTTCGCGGTGCAATAAACAGTTGAGCAACCGTATCTTAAACTAAAAATGAGAGCTATGATGTACGACAGAATGATCGAAGAGTACGAGCAGAAACAATCCGAGTACCATGCTACGCTGGATGCAATGATCGAACGGGATTATTTCGGTACGGCGTTACAGGTGATAAAGGCGAAGATCGAGATGTGCAGCGAGTTCATCGCTTTCCTCAAGCGTTGCGAGCAGGAGGAGATCGAACTCGAAAAGGAGAATAAGCGTATTCAGGAGGAGGCCGAACGATGAATTTCGAGATTCAGAACTTGCGCGACACGGTGCATAACCGCCGTGTTTGCAGGGAGGCTACGGAAATGTACGGCGTAGCACATTTCAAATGGGAGCTCAAAGAGAAAACGATCCATATCGAGGCGACCGACCTCGATATGGATCGTTTCCGGGAATTCATGCATTACTTACAATGAATACCGACGACCTATGAACACGCAAGTAAAACCGGGCGGCAAGATCCGTATCCTCTACCTCGAAGGCGAGGCCGACTGTTACGACGGCAAAAAGGGAACGGTCGGGTTCATCGATTCGCTCGGACGGCTTCACGGCTCGTGGGGCAGTCTTGCCGTCATTCCCGAAGCCGACCGATTCATCGTAATCGAGCGGGCGGAATAATCGCCTGCTCGCTTTCTGCGATCCCGGTTCGCAAAGACCAGTTCCGCTCGTTTGCCTAATGATGTAAATAGTTGAAAATAAATCATATAAATCCGTCGATTAACTTGCGTGTTCCGAAGTATGATGTTATGTTTGTCATGCGATAAACGATTAAAACAGAGTGTATTATGAGTACGAGAGCAAGAATCGGAGTGCAATTGGCAACTGACGAAATCAAGAGCGTTTATGTGTGGCGGGACGGTAATCCCGATACGTTGGGCACGACCTTGAGCGAATATTACGCCACACCGGAAAAAGCGGCTGCGTTGGTTGAGCGCGGCAACCTGCTCGACGTCGAACGGACCTTACGCCGCTGTACGTTCGAACGTCCGGAGGAGGGATACGACAACAGCCCGCGGCTCCACAAGACGTTCGCCGCCTACCTGCGGGAACGGGAGTACGACATTCGTTACAAATACATCTACCGCAATGGAGCATGGAGCTATTGGGAGATCGGCGTATAGCCGACCTCCCGGTCCTTTGAAATGCGGAAATTATGAATTCGAGGAACCGGCTGGTAAATAAAAATACTCCTGAAAACCGGCTGTCTGAATTGGGTATAAAACATTGAGAATAAAGCAAATAAATCTTCCGAGAGACTTGCATGTCCCGAATGATAGTGTTACCTTAGACTTACAATAAAGCACTGTACACGAATAACTTAAAAGCATAAAGCCATGAAAAGAGAACAGGCCCTTCGGATCGCAAGAACCCTCGTAGCGCAGACTTCGGACATCGAAATAGTCGATATCAAGATCAAGAGCATGGAACCCGCCGGCGGGAGAATAACAGTGGCAGTCGATGCCGTAAGCGAGGAGGATGAAAACGACCGTTATGAGGTCGAGATCGACCCGACGGCCAACTCCGTCTCCCTAAAAGAAATAAAAGGCTCGTATTCGCTCGATGAATACCTGAACGAGCCGATGCGTATGTCTGAACTCAATCCCGGCCAGCTTTTCAAACTGAAATACGACTGCGTGGTCTATGAATACTACCGTACTGTCCGAGACCGCGAAAACCGAGCGATCTATCGATTCACGCGCAAAGGGAGCTGTAATATTGCACAGTCGGTACAAGATATAGAGGTTTTCCCGATAGGATAAATAACCGACAGCCCACCACCGATTGCTTCGGTGGCGGGCATCTTAAACGACATTTGCTATGAAAGTCAATATCACCAAAGCCGGAACGTACTCCATTACCGGCCTCACGAGAACCGACTACCGCACCGTCGGATATATCCTGCGTATCGCCGACGACCGTTGCTTCGGCGAGCAGGACGAGGACGGCAACTACTACAGCAACGACGACTTCGTCTGCTCGCTCGACGAGAAGGAACGCGAGGCGTTGAGAAAGATTTGCAATGCGCTTTAATGCTAATGTAAGCTATTGATATTCTTTGAATTAATTTGTAAAATAACTTGTGTGTTCCGAATTAAAAGACAAAATTATGAAACGGGAGATCGAAAAGTTTTTAGAGCAGTTCCCGACCGACGCTACGAGTTGGGCACAAGCTACCGATGAGGTGCGGGACTTGGCACGGCTGGCAAGAGAGCATTTGAAGGAGTACGACGGGGTGATCGTCGAGCGGGTGGATTTCCGCCATGCCAAGACTCCGGCCGAGTGGAACACCAAAGGCCGAGAGTTCATTATCGACAGCTTCGACCGGATGCAGGAGCGTACCCGCAGAGCCTACTACGAAAAGTTCCGCGCTTATTTCGGACAAGAGGAAGAGTAATCCAGAACCATCTCCCCGCCATTCGAGTGGTGGGGAGATTTTTTCGATATGATGACACAGGACCTACTTTTCGATGTCAGTCGTACCTTCTTCGGACAGGTAACCAAACTCGATGCCCGACGCGCTCGGCTTACACTGATACAGGCTAATGCCCGCTATCGTCTGGCAACCGTTTCTATCCGATACGGAGTGCGGGAGTTTCGGGTGGAGATCGACCGCTATCGCAATACGATCCGGTTGTCGGAGATTACCGTGCATCGACGGTTGGGGTTCGACCGTCGCAACCCCCTGAATGGTTTTGCCATGCGGGAGATAGAGCATGTACGGCTGCTGTATACCCACCGGTTGGATCGGTATCTGCCGGTAGAGAGCGACCTTGATAAAAACTGATAATTACCTGAAAACCTTTGAATTAAGTTGCGGATTAACTTGCGTGTTCCACAGGTTGATGTTATCTTAGACTCGTAATAAAGGATTGAATAACAGTAATTTGAAAGGCAATATGGAAGACGCAAAGAAACAGAAAAAGGCTCTCGACGCCGAGATCGACCGCCTTGAGGCAACCTTCGAAGAGAACCGCCGGGAGATGCTTCGGTTAGCTGACGACAACAAACGCACGAGTGTCCGCTATGGAGAACTTTTGGAGGACAACCACCGCATCAACGAGCGAATCCGCACCCTGCTGGAACAGATGTGGAAATTGGACTAAATGTAATTGGCTTTGGCAAACCGACATCGGCAGGCCGTTCTTCGGGGCGGCCTTTTCTGATTTTATCTGTATATTTGTATTACGAGCAACAAGTTGTGTGTTTTGAAGAGGTAAATGCTATGATACTCCCGACAATGACCTATAAGGAGATGTACGATCATCTTGCCGCAGATAGGCAAAAGGTGGAGATTAAGGAGGAATATCTTTTGCCGAAGGCGGTCAAAGCATTTAAAAAGAGGTTGAAATTTCCGGCGTGGGAAATTTACGATTATACCATTCCTTCGACGAACAATAAGTACGTCATCTATTTCTATGCGGAGAGTCGGGCGCGAGCAGATAAGCCGGAGGTGGGATCGTGCTGTGTCATTCAAGATGAAGAGCAACGTTATTTCGTCGAGTGGATTGCCGGAGGATATAAGCACACTCCTAATCAACCGATATCGCTGATTCGGCAACTCCATGTTTATGAACCGCATTTTTTAGTCCGATATAATGAGCGATTTTGGAACGATAAGAGTTTGTCGTTGAAAGAGATTGTTTGTCGGTACATGGCACGAAATCATAATCCGATGCCGATTCAAGTCAATGAGGGGATAAATAGAAATCATAAAAAATACGGAAAGAACGGACAACAAGCATTTCGAGTAAGAGATGGATTGTGTTTCACAAGATGTTATTTGGATGGCGAGATTAGTCCCGACGGCGACAGGGAAAAAGATCGGGTGGACGCCATGTGCATTATTTACAAAACTTATGTCAGTAAATCAGAAATGCCCGATGAACAGAAGCTGGCGGTGGATAAGGAACATTTTATCGAACTAAAACGATTTGCAGAGGATGTTCAGAAACAAGCCAAAGACGGTGTCATTACGCTTACTTTAGAGCGGTAGTTCTCTCCATCAATACAACAAAGGCAGACTGGAAACTCCTTGTCGGCCTTTGTTCTGTTGGGACAAAGTCTCCCGCCGCAGTAGCCGGCTGCACGTACCTTTACCCTCAAAGGTCGAGGTATGGCATTCGGATTACGGTATTATGCGGAATTGCATAGCAAGTTCAAAGGTACCCTTTGGCGTGTGGAGCTTTCGGAGCGTGATTATGCCGGCCCGTCGGAGGAACTGTTCTTCGACGGAAGTAGGCCATTGCAGATCACATGGGAGAAACGGGGCGACGAGTTTTACGTTCCGGTCAAGGCTTCGGAGGCGACGATCAATATCCTCTGCCGGGAGAATTTCCATTACCTGGCTCTGTTCACCTCCGACCCTCGCTATTATCGCGTTTCGATTTTCCGCAATCGTCAGCTCTATTGGCGGGGTTATGTTACCGCCGACCTTTATTCCGAAAATTTCACGGCTCCGCCTTATACAGTAACGATCAAAGCAGTCGACGGCTTCAATCTCTTGTCGAGTATTCCGTTCCGCGACCTCGTGCATATCGGCATTACGGGGAAACGGTCTCTGTGGGAACTCCTCTCGACTTGCATCGACCTGCTGGAGTTGGATCTCGACACGGCGGACTGGATGGATCTGTACGCCGAGGGTATGGACGAGAAGTTCTCCCCGCTGCGTCAAACCTATATCGACCTCGCACGGCTCTACTACGTCTACGCGGAGCCTACCTATCGCGATATCCTCGAACTGTGCCTGCGTCCTTTCGCGGGACAGATCTTCCAGTCGAACGGCGCTCTGCATATCCGCCGCGCCGTGTCGCTCTACCGAACGGAACGGCCGATGAGCTTCTACCGCGTGGGTACGGAGTATCCCGTCGGCCGGATCGTCACGGGCGGCGGCCTGCGTTTAGCGATCCATTCCGGCGGACAGGTCGTCACCGCCTCGTCGCGGGAGCGTGTGGACGGGATGTGGGACGGCGATCTGCATGTACTGGGCGAGTCGACATTGGATATCGTCCCGGCGCTTCGCAAGGTCGAGGTCACCGTCAAGAACAAGGCCCTGAACAACCTCGTCGATCATTTGGGCTTCTACGATAAAGATGCGTGGACGGATCCGCACGGCTTTATCGCGCAGCAGAGCGAGACGGAACTGTCGTTCGTCGGGGACGACGACCATCAAGGGACGGAGATCACGACGCAAGGCGTTCCGGTCGAGCAGTGCAATTACCCGCTGACGTTGGAATTCGGGCTTCAGGTCTATCATTCCGAATGGAACTTCGGTTTTAGACCCGATCCGGACAAGCCCTATCCTGTCGCAGTGCATTACGGGGTGCGCATCATTGGCGAGAAAGCGACATGGAGTCTGGCCGGTACGGGAATCTGGGTACAAGGCGCGACGGAGATCGTCAGCGAAGTCAAGACCGGCAACGAGGAGAACATCAAGATCGAGATGCAGGGAATCCCCTGCGACGGAGAGTGGCAGTTCTTCTTCCGGCAAACGATGATCGGGCGGATCTCGACTTATCCCGACCGATACGGCAATTATAGCGGTCGCTCTTCGGGTTACCGTGAGAGCGCCGCTTTCCGTAATATGACCCTTACGATGGCTGCGGACGACAGCTACGACAAGGGATTGCGCTGCGAATCACTCGTCGATCCGGCCAATAACGTCGATATGTCGGTTACGTTCCCCGTGAGCGATATCCCCGCCATTCCGAACGACCGGCTGCTCTACGCGCTCTATTACCTCGATGCCGGCGGCAATCCTACCCGCATCTGGCATACGAAAGGCAAGAGCGATTACGATACGCTGGTCGGTCATCTCGTGCAGGGTGCGTTGAGGTATAAGCAGCTTCCGAGCCGGAGGATCACGGGCGAAATCTTCACGGGACGGCATGTCGACCTGAATACGGTCGTTCGGGACGACAAATACCTCAAGGCGGGTTATTCCATCAACTCGATCGAACTGAATGCCCTCGACGATTCGTACGACAGCGAGCTTATCGAAATGCCGGGACTGATCCGTACGGAAACTCCACCGGCGGACGACGACTGCCTCGCGATCTGGGAATCGCCGTTCCCTATCGGTAAAGTCATCCGTTGTCTGAATCTGCTCCTGTTGCATGCTGGGGATAAACGAACGGTCTACGCCTTCGACGCCGCGACCAAACGCACACGGGAGATCTACCGCAGCGGCCGGGCCTTCGAAATCTATCCGGCGGACGAGGGGCTCGTTGCGGTGGACGGTGAAACGATTTATTACCTCGACTATCGGGGAACCGTGCGTCAGATGTACACGCCACAGAGCGAATACCGAGACTTTGCGACTTACATGGACGGGTATTTCCATATCCTGAAAGAGTACCGGCAGTATATCGGCCCTCGCGATGGCAATGCCGGAGGACGCAGCGCCCGTGCATCGGATGCCGATCCGAATTACATCACCTACCACTATCTTAACCGCCCGGAGTATAAATACGAGACGGAGGAGGAGAATACCTACCGCCGCGGGCCGGGCATTTCGGGCACGTCGCTGTCGGGCGAGATCCGGGGGATGCTGCGCACGGCGAATACCATCATCATCAATACCTCGCAGTATGCTTACCTGCACGATAAGCGCTTCGATAAGTCCTGCATGATGCAGCGCTTCGAGGCGGGAGCTGAGATCAAGACCGTTTCTGACAATTATCTCGGCCAGAACCTCGACGACGAGTTTTTGTTCTACCGCAGAGATTCGATTACCGAAAAGACCTTGCTGGAGCGCTCGGGCCGAGCGGCGGATCATGCCGACCATACGATGAGCGAGACGGTGCATTGTTGCAACGGCGACATCTTCCTACGGAATTTCCGCGACGATACGACGACGGGCATACGGAACGAAGCGGGTGCGGGGCAGATAATCATGGGGTTGTTCTTCATCTATGGCGATCTCTATATCGTGCGCGAACGGGCTATTTACAAATACACTGCGCAATAACACGAAACCGAAATGGAAACACTCTCTATCATTCTGAACTTTCTGCTGGCCAGCGGTCTTGCGGGCACGATCCTCTTTTTCAACTCGAAAAAGCGCAAGGAAAACGCTGCTGCCGACTCCGCCGAGCTGGAAAACACGGAAAAGGTCGTGGCGATACAATCCGAGCAGATCACGCGACTGGACGGGCGCGTGGAGAAATTAGAAGAGAAAGTCGACAAACTCGAAATCATCATCGAGCACAAAGACGTGGAGATCGACCGGAGCCGCATCGTCATCCGACAGGCGTACAGGTGCGCAACGCCGCCCGAACATTGCCCGGTCCTGCTCAAAAGAGCCGAGTTGGAACATAGAGACAGGAATCGCAATGAAGATGCCCAAAATCCGAACCTTTAATAAATGAGCCGAGGACTGAATAATTGCAACCGACATCGCGTAGCGAGAGCAGAGGCTGCTTGCAGGCCATGCCGAGCCGCAAGGAGGAAACGATTGCAGCGATGACATTACCAGAACAGACAACCGATATTATGAATGAGAAAACTTTGCCGAGAGGGATGCGCAATCGTAATCCGGGCAATATCCGCCGGTCGAAGACGAAATATCTGGGCGAGGTCACGCCTTCGCGCGATCCGGCCTTCAAGCAGTTCCGGACGACGGCATGGGGCTACCGCGCGATGTTCGTGTTGCTGGACTCCTATCGCCGCAAAGGCTACCGAACTCTCCGGCAGATGATCTCGCGCTATGCTCCGCCCATCGAGAACCATACCGAAAACTATATCCGTTGCGTGGCCGAATGGTCGGGCCTCGGCGCCGACGAACCGTTGGATACGCAGGCAGGCGAGATAATGATTCCCGTCGTTGCCGCCATATCGCGTATGGAGAACGGGCGGCCGGCGGTGTTGCCGGACGTCGAGGCGGGCTGGACGCTGTACCTACAATACAAACCCTAAACAGCCATGTCCCGGAGAATCGCCGATTTACTTATAAAGATCGGAGCCGACTCGTATGAGTTCCAGCAGAAGGCGCAGCAGGTCGAGAAAGGCCTCGGCTCGCTCGAAAAGAAGCTGACCGCAGTCGGCAAGTCGCTCTCGTTGAAGGTCACGGCTCCCCTTGCGGCGTTGGGCGGGGTGTCGCTGCATCTGGCCGATGTGCAGGCTAAAGCCGAGGCGAAGGTGCAGCAGGCGCTCAAGACGACCAATCAGGCTGTCGGCTACAACTTCCGACAGTTGGCCGACTACGCCTCCGAATTGCAGGGTAAGACGCTCTTCGGCGACGAGACGATCCTCGACAAATCCACCGCCCGCCTGTTGGCTTTCACCAATATTACGGGCGAGAACTTCAAGCGCACGCAGGCACTCGCGTTGGACCTCGCCACGGCGTTAGAGATGGATTTAGGTTCGGCGTCGCTGCAATTGGGCAAGGCGTTGAGCGATCCCGCGACGAAGCTCTCGTCGCTGTCGCGTGCCGGCATTACTTTCTCCAAGGAGCAGACGGAGGTGATCAAGCAACTCGCCGAGACGGGCAACGTGGCCAAAGCGCAGGGACTGATTCTCGACGAACTGGAAAAGAAGTTCGGGGGTCAGGCCGAAGCCGCCGCCCGAACGGGACTCGGAGCCGTACAGCAGCTCAAAAACGCGTGGGGCGACTTCCTCGAACAGATAGGAGCCACAATCATGCCTTTCGCAACGAAGGTAGCGGGTGCGCTTTCGACGGTCGTGCAGATGCTGCAATCGATGTCGCCCGAAATGCGCAAAGTGATCGTCGTCGTGGCGGGGCTGGTCGCAGCGGTCGGTCCCCTTTCGCTCGGAATAGGCGCTGTGATCAAGGTGCTGCCGATGCTGGCGGCGGGATTTACGGCTCTGTTGTCGCCTGTCGGATTGATTATGGCAGCTATTCTCGCGTTAGGTGCGGCATTCGCCTACGCCCGCATTCAAAAGCAGAAGATGATCGACGAAATGGCCGAGACCGAATCGCTCGACGAACTCGAACGCAAGTTGCAGGAAAATATCGCCAAGCAGAAAGAGATCATCGCCACGACGACCAAGACGCGGATGGTTCCGAATTTCGGCGGTTTGGTCGCCGGATTCACGCTTCAGAAAGTACCCGACGAATCGAAGATGGGACCGCTGCGCAAGGAGTACGACCTGCTGACAGCGGCGATCGAAAAGAAACGCGAGACGGAGAAGAAAGCCGCCGAAGCACAGTCCGAACTGAACAAGGTAACGGACGAAGCACGCAAGCGGACCGAAGAGCTGATGAAATCCATCGCCGGAGCCGATACGCAGACGGAGCGGAGTACGGGCATCATCGGCAAGTTGCAGGCGCAGATCGAAACCCTCGAAAAGAAAAAACTTCTGCCCGAATCGACCGTCGAAGATATCGCCGCGGCGAACGCCGAGATCGGGAAACTGCAAAAGGAGTTGGAGCGAATCAAGAATATCAAGCCCGAAGACCTGCAACCCGTCGTCAAGAAGGACGGCGTTCTACCAAAAGACTTCGAGTTGGAATTCCCCGCTCCGAAGCTCAAAATCGGCGACCTGAAGCCTGTTGCATCGCAATATGCCCAGCAGATGCAGGCGATCTTTGCGTCGGTACGCGAGGGACTGTACGGCTGGGCGGAAGGTAACAGCGCATACTTGCAGGAGAACATCGCCGACACGGTTTCGATGGTCGATAACTATACGACGGCACTGACGGCGAAAGGCTGGTCGTTCTCGGCGGCATTGGAATATGTGCACGCCACGATTTCGGAGGTGATGACTCGGTTCGACCAGCAGATATCGAAGTTTATGTCTGACAGCATCGTCGCGGCAGCCGAGGCTATCGGGCAGATCATCGCCGGCGATTTGGGATTCGGAGGACTGATGAAGGCGATCCTGACGCAGTTCGCCAACTTTCTCAAACAAATCGGTACGCAACTCATCGAGTTCGGCGTAATGATCATCGCCTTCAAGTCGGCGTTGAAATCCGTCCTCGCCAATCCGTGGGCAGCGATCGCCATCGGTGCTGCGATGGTCGCGGCGGCAGCCGTGATGACGGCGCTCATCAACAAGAATGCGGAGAAGAGCGTTCCGGCACTGGCCAACGGCGGGTTGGCATACGGTCCGACCTATGCGATGGTCGGCGACAATCCCAATGCCGGCACGGATCCCGAAGTCATCGCCCCGCTGTCGAAGTTGCAGGCCATGCTCCCTGCGGGAGGCGCGACGCAGAACTTGCAAATAACTCTCGGCGGGCAGTTGACGGCCAAAGGCCGGGATTTGGTATATGTTCTCGGAAAAGAGAACTTTAAGTCAGAGGTGATGGGAGGATAAGGATTCTGAAATAGGACGTTAACTCATACACCGTATTTTTTTGCTATTTGTTTGAACTCGATTGCTTTTTGGAGAAACCAGTCGAATGCTTCCGACCACTTCGTTTTGTCTTTGACGATAAAAGGGCGTGAAACCATGATACGGCAGGCTTTATTGGCCTCTCTCCACTCTACATCGCTGCTGAGAAATTCGCGAATCTCGACCTCTGACTCTCTGAATTTATGAAATAACTCTTTGTCGTCGTTGATATAGATTTCGGAAGCGATTCTATTTTTCTGTGTATTGATCGTAAGACCGAGATGATAAGCCGAACTGCCAAGACTGATGTCATACCAATGATGAGCTTGCGGTTTTCTGACTGAAAAGTTTTTTAGAAATAGAGCGTTGCTTTTCATGGCTTCGACAAACTCTTGCCAAAATTCCAATTTCAATTTGTCGGTATCACTTAAGCCGTCTAATGTTTTCATTGCTTTGGCCCAATCGTTCGGCTTTTCTACTACATTGAATTTCGGCGCTAATTTAGAGTCGTCGATTTGCCATAATTCGATTTCAACGAGGAAAAAGCCGATTTGGCTATCGGTATGTTGATTTAGCCACTCAATCGCCTGACGATGTTCGTCTCTTGCCCGTTTGACCATCCAAACGATTACTTCCGCCCCTTTGCCAGAAGCATAGGTAATCAACTTACCGAGATGATCATGATTCGTATCTTCGAGTTGATTTTCGATAATAATTTTTCGATCGGAACCATTTTCCGATGCGAATATGTCGACATTGAAATTTCCCACGGAAGATTCCCGCTCTTCTAATGAAATCTCGATTCCGATGGCATCGCCCAAAAGTGTTAAATTCGTATCCTGTGATAGCCATTTCGTGAAATCCAAAGCTTCATGCGGCCAAACGGTGCGTAAATCAGTTACGCGTTTCATGTTTCCGAGGGTAATGCTCATTGTCTTTTTAATTAAGATTGGGACATTGTTGCAACAAAAGTAAGAAAAATCGAATTATTTTCACGATTGAGTGTTGGAATTATGGACGAAGTACGGATCACAGACCTTGCGAGTGCCGCGGGACAGTTGGAGGAGTTCGACAAGTTCGAATTCATCGTCGACGTTCCGACGGCAGATGCGTCGATGAAGGTGTCGGGCCGGGAGATCAAAGGTGTGATGGTCCCGAAGCGGCATACGCACGCCGTTTCCGACGTTACGGGGTTGACCGGCGAGTTGGATAAGAAGTTAGACAAGAAAGGCGGCGCGATCACGGGCGACCTCTCCGTCATGGGCGACACCTACCTGCGGCGACTGCATTTAGAGGAGTTCCTCGAAGTCCCGGAATACAGCTACAACCGCATCGAAACCCTCGTGGGCGACAAGTGGTCGGCACCGGGCGGTGGTGTCGTCGAACTGGTCTCGCCGGAGAACTGTACGCTGACCGTCAAACTGGAGCAGGGCGAGATCGGAACCCTGCGTGAGGACGACCTCTGCATGGGCGTCTACCTCAACGCCGCGATGGATGCGTCGAGCGGGAATACCGAGGACGCGGACGACTCGTTCGGAAACCGCACCTATGCCGGATTCACGACCTGCTATTTTCGTCTCACGCAATGTCTCGACACTCAGACCTACGGCGAGTGGCAGTACGAACTCCGCGAAGGGTATCCCTACCATCCGCAGGCGGCGATGCAGATCGTGGCTTTCGGCAACAAGAGCGACAAGAAACGCCAGACCTCCCGATACGAGACGCGCACCTACCTGCGCTTTCTCGTGGGCATGGACGACTGGACGATCCGCACGGAGAATATCGCAGCGCAGTTCGGCAACTTGACGAACCTCGCAAAGCACGGTCTCGACATGACGGGTTACTCGGCCTATCTGAAGAATATCTACCTCACAGGGTTTCTCTCCGACCGGCGCGGCGATTCGTGGTTCGACTCGGCGTCGGGCGATATGCAGCTCTTCAACCGGGATACGGGCTGCGGCGTGAGCTTCCGCGACGGCATCCTGCGCTTCGGGCGCATCGACCCCGCGAAGCCCGATGCCGGAACCGATCTGGACGCTTTGATGCAGACCCTGACGGACACATTGGAAACGCTCGGCCGGATCAACTCCGACGAGTATGTGTCGCCCGTAGAGAAATCGTTTTTGCGGGAGCGTTTGCAGGACATTCAGACCGAGTATGCGCAACTGCGCGACAGCGCCCTGCGGAACATCTCCGAAGTCCGTTACCGCTCTGTCGGCGGCCGACAACTAACGGTCGGCGGCAAGCAACGGATCCTGCGCACCCTCGACGACGATTGGACGACCTACGAAACGGCTTACCTTATAGCTGTCGCCGCCATTGAGAAATATACGCAGGCCGAACCGGAGTTCATTCCCATCGAAGCCGATTTCGCACGGATCGAAGCCTACTACGAAGCCCGCACGACGATCGCTGGGCTGTTGGACAAAGCCTCGAAAGCCGCCGGCAGCGAATTGGCCTACCTGCGGGAGAACTTTCAGGACATATCTTCGGAGATCGACGCCGGGAGCGGCGTTGTGCTGTCGGGCTTTGTCGGCGTGAAGGACGAGAGCGACCGGAAGGTCGTGGCGGGCATGGCAGGCTGCTCGCTGACGGGAGTGAGCGAGGCGGCGCACGGCAAGCTGATGTTCTTCGCCGGAGCGGACGGCATCGCCCATGCAGGCGCGGCCAAGACCCGCATCTACGAGGATGGGCATATCGACGTGGCCAGCGGAAACTTCACGGGAACGATCACCGCCACGAGCGGCAAAGTCGGGGGCTTCGAGATCGGCACATCGTCGCTCACGGCCAAAAGCGGATCGAACGAGATGCTGCTCACCTCCTACCTCATCCGCTTTATGGACAGCACGAACTCGCTCTTTATCGGTGCCGACGTTATGCCGTCGAGTATGGGCGGTGCAATTTCCTGTCCTATGCGGATCGAAGTAGCGCGGCAATCGGACTACGATTATTCTATGTACGGGAATGCGGGTCTCTGCCTCTCGGTTTCAGGCGTGAAGTCATGGGACGACAGCGTGCAAACCGGCAACCATGCGCTCTATATCCCGCACGGGGATATCTGCGGCTTCCGCCTGCGCACACGCCGCGTCTCCGGATCCCAGACCCTCTCGGCGTTGGACAACATCATTTTGGGCGTGAACAGCGCAGCCATCACCCTGACGCTGCCCGCCTCGCCGGAAGAGGGGCAGCTTTACTTCGTGAAATCCGTCTCTTCGGGCAATATCACCCTCGCCGTAGGAAGTTCCGCACACAAGATCAACGACGGCCGCACTAACCGCAAAACTTCATGGACGGTGTCGGGCGGCCAAATTCTGATGGTCGTATGGGATCGCGTCAACTCCATCTGGCACGGCGGCTACACCAATTGCAACTGATAAATACAAGATTATATGAAAAGCATCGACTTCAAATCGTTCGGTCTATTTACCGATATCACGCACGAGAAGCGCATTACGGGCGACGTCCGGCGGGAGTTCGCCGACCTCGTGTACCTGCGCACGGGCGGCATCGCGGCGCACGACCTGGCATTCCGCATCTACCACAGCGACGGCCCTGTGGAACTCACCGACGAGGAGGCGGCGATCGTGCAGGACACGGCACGCCGATTCTGCAACGGGGCCTTTATCGACGGCATAGACGAACAACTCGCTAAAGACGCATAACGATGGCTGACACGACACCTTCGGGCATTACGATCGCCGAACTGACAAAGGTTTCGACGCTTGCGGCGACCGATCTTTTGGAAATAGACCGCAGCGGCGCGGGAGCCGCCGTGAGTTACGCGACACTCGTCTCGGAAATGAGCAAATCGCTCGGACTGGCGGGCATTGCGGAGGCTTTGGAACTTATTATAGGATAACCATGGCAGCCTCTTTTTCCGCATTGCTGATGCGTCTTTCGACGCTGCGCTTGCAGCTTGCTGCGACGCTCCGCGAGAAAGGCGTCGCGGCCGCCGCGAACGATACGCTGGCCGCACTGATCGAAAAGACGGCGTTGGTGGACAGCACCAGCGGCATGAACCAGATCCGAAACGGGTACGAACTCTTCCGGGGCAATACGACGATGTCGGTGTTCCCGACCTTCGACACCGCTGCATTCGACTCCATGTACCGGATGTGCGAAGGGTGCTCGGCGCTGGAACGTGTCCCGACGCTCGACACGTCGAAAGTGACGAATATGATGTACGCTTTCTACGGCTGTACGAATTTGCAGGAGATCGGAGGACTGGACACCTCGCAGATCACTTCGGCATCGGAGCTGTTCCACGGCTGCAAATCCCTGCGCAGGATCGGCGGCGTGCTCGACTTCTCGAAAGTGAAATCGCAGGTCGATTCGACGTTCGTCGCATGTGCCGCGTTGGAGGAGGTGACGTTTGCCGGGACGATCGGTGTCGATATTGCCCTAAACGGCTGTCCGAAGCTGACGGTCGGAAGCCTGCTGTCACTGCTCAACGCCCTGAAGAACGGCGGAACGGGCCTGACATGCAATATCGGCACGAAGAACCGAGCAAAGCTCTCTGCGGCACAACAGGCAATAGCTACTGACAAGGGGTGGGTGCTGACATAAAAACGGCAGCTTCGGCTGCCGTTTCCCATTTTCGAACCGGAGCAATGTCAAATTCTCGTAACGACTTGTTTGGCGACTTTCGATAATGTGCTGTATGCAGCGAGCGGAACCGTTTTCGTTTCTCGTATCGGCGGCAGGGGCGGCATCGTACCGTTCAACCTCTCGGCCAGTGCATCCATATCAGCCGAAACCTTATCGTGAATAACTTTCGCATAGATTTGCGTCGTGCGGATATTGCGGTGTCCGAGCATTTTCGAGACGGTTTCGATAGGTACGCCGTTCGAGAGCGTCACGGTCGTCGAGAATGTGTGCCGTGCCATGTGGAACGTAAGTTCCTTGTCGATTCCGCAGATCGATGCGATCTCCTTCAGATAATCGTTGCACTTTTGATTCGAGGGTACGGGCAGTAATTTGTCTCCGGTAATTTGCCCGTCGTATTTTCGAAGGATCGTCATGGGAATTTCCAGCAACGGTACGTCGACCGGAGTGTCGGTTTTTTGCCGTCGGGTGCGTAGCCAAGTTCTGCCGTCGTCGCCATCGACGAGATTGTCCGTAGTCAGTTCCGCCACGTCGCAGTAGGCGAGTCCGCAGAAACAGCAGAACACGAATACATCCCTTACTTGATCGAGACGTTTCGAAGTCATCGGTTTCTGGATAATATCTACTAGCTCCTGTTTAGTGAGGAACTCCCGATCGACGACATCGAAATGTATTTTGATCGAGGCGAACGGATTTTTCTGCACCCATCCGTTGTCGATAGCCGTTTGATAAATCGTGCGGAACTTCTGCATCATCTTCATCGCATGGTTATTCGCTACGTTGTAGGTTGTCCGCAGGAAGGTATCGAACCCATGAATGAATTTCGGCGAGATGTCTCGTAACGGCATATCAACAAGATTGTACGACTCCCGAAGATACTGAGCCAACCGGTTGCGTACCAAAACATATTTGTCGTATGTCCGCTTACTGGTTTTGTGTCCGACGAGCCGGGCGTAATCTCGCAGAAAATCATCGTAAAGATCGAGCAATGAAATGCACTTCTCTCCTTTAGACGAGATCGCCTGTTTGAGTTTATCTGCCGTAATGACTTCTCCCGAAAGCAGCAGTTCGTTGTATTTCGAGTAGATCAAACCTTTGAAATCTTCGAGAAATCGGTTGAGTTGTTTCTCTTCTTTGGTTAGTCCGACGGTCTTGCACTCCTTCGATAACCACCGTTCGGGTAAGATAGATTGTCGGGTGGAAATGTGTACCATCCGCTTGTTGATCGTAATGCGAGCTAAAATAGGTGCTCTGCCTTCCTGATTGGTTTTTCCCTTCTGAATGATGAAGAGGATCGAAAATGTGCTGATGTCCAT